TACTTGACATAAATGTCCATTCTCGGTATGTAAAGTAACTGTTCTACCATCAACGTTTACATAGATTCTAATTGCTAATCTATCCGTTAAAGCTAAAGTAGCAGTAGCCACAGGAATAGCAAAATAGTAAGGGTTAATTACAGTTCCTTGATTAATCGATTCTGGAACTCCAACGCTTGAACCTAATAAAGTAAATGTTGTGCCATCGTACTTATAAAGTTCTGCATAAGTGGTAGGGTTTCCTGTTTCGTTATTTACACTAAAATAAAACTCACAATTAAAGTTACCGCCAGGAATCAATATTACATCAGGGTCATTAACATCAGTAATATAATTCGCCACATATCCGTTTGAAGATATAGCAATATCAGTTCCAGCACCTATGATTGGCTCTTTACTTAATTCTCTATATGCCACCCCACCTATTGTACCTTGTGAAACACTTGAGTTAAGATAGTAACTAACCGAACTACCACCACCACTTGATGTAGGGAAGTCTGCTAAAGTACCATCACCTCGTACATATTGAGAAGCGGCACCATCTAAAGCGGTTATTACCCCACTATTAGCCACTACTGGACCTTGTATATCCCTAATCTTCGCTTCCCCTGTAACTTGTAATTGACTCATTTATATATAAATTTTAACTATTATTTTGCTATTATTCTTACAAACTCATTAGCCTCTAAAGCTCTGCCAAAGGTAACGACTCCTGTTGAAGCATTAAACGTTACATTGTCGCCTGTAGGTACACCTGATGTTTGTATTGTTCTAACCTCTATTCCACCTCTTGTAACTGACAAGCAGATACCTCCAATTGCTGCTGCAAAGGTAACTGTTGTTTCACCACCAGTAGCTGTATATTGATACATGATTACATTTGAAGTTTCTATAACTACGCCACCAGGAGTAACTTGAGTACCTGATATTGTATAAGCACCAGAGCCTTGTAGTGACACGCTATATGTTGATGCTGCCTCTACCCCTGCACTTAAACTAAGTGAGCTTAAATTGGCTGTACCTGTGAATATAGAGTATCCTAGAGTTCCACTACCATCCCCATTATCATTGTCTACTTGAAACTTGATTAATATAGGCTGTCTAGTCAACTGAAGGTTAGCTAGGAATAAGTAAGAATAATCGCTTAATGCTACAAATCCATCAGCATTGATAGACCATGAAGCAACGTCATTCTTATACTCTTTAAACCAAGCAGAACTTTGAGATGTTACTTCCTTCTGATCTACTGAAACCTCAAAAGAACAATTTGTAGCTGCTCCAAAAGGCACACCGACTGAAATATTGGTTGTAACAGTTCCAAGATTGGTTGATTGGGTATATAAGGTAATTTCATTTGTTGTAGTGCCTAAGTAATTAACCTCTATAATTATTCTATCAGTATTTAATAAGGCTGTAGTAGCTACAGTCATATTGGTATTATATACAATCTTAGTCAAAGATGTTAAAGTAGTTTCATCTGAAGTCGCCAATAAGGTAGCTGTAGAACCTGCGTATTTGTATAGCTTATATTGAATCTTAGCTCCTGCAAAGGCAGTTGCTATAGAATAGTAACCTGATATAGTCCAAGTACCAGCAGTAATTTCAGTAATGTTAGGATCACTAACATCTGTGATAAAAGAAGCTATTACCCCTGCTCCAGTCTTATTAAAGTTAGTAGAAGTGCCAACTATTGCTGTTGTACTAAGTTCTTTACAAGCAAATCCATTAACAGTTACTCCTTGATTTATAGAACCATTGAAGTAATATTGCTTATTTGTGTCGTATTTATATAATACTATGTTCGTTCCGTTTATTACTGATGCCATTATTTATATTTTATATTATCCATAAGTTTCTAATATTTCACCTGCTCCACTAATTCTATATGCTTGGAAGTAAGAATCTGTTACCAAAACCTTCCACCAAATATTCGCACCATTAAAGCCTACATTTAAGAACTCATTTGTATAGAAGAAGTCTCCAATAGAAGGAACTCCTGCTTGATCTAAATAAATTAAGTTTTCTGTTAAAGGTGCTGCAAGAGCTAATTCCTTAGTCAAATAACCATTTGACCTAAAGTGACCAAATCCAGTTATTGCTGTTGATAATGGGTTGCTATTATATATAGTGTTTAAAGTAGAAGTTATATTGTTAGGGTTTATTTCTAACAAGGTAGCTGTTATAACATCATTAGGTAAATCTATATTAGAATTTCCTAATATGTATCTTTTGTTGGTAACGCTAATTTGAGCAGGGTCTGTATCTGTAGCTCTAAGAGGCATAGCTCCACTAAATCTACCTTCATTTGTTTGCATACCCATAAAGGCAGCATCCAAGTTAATAATGTTCTTATTTAAGCAGTTTGAATATTGCTTAACCACTAATTCACTAAGACTTCTATATACGTCTGTAGAGTATTCTTGTCTATACCAATTTTTTAAGTTTAAACCATTCACATCACTTAAAAATCCCCTATAGTTATACTTACCATCTTTACTATCATTAAAGCCCATTGGGAGGTCTATTTCAAGCACATATTCATCTGTGTTGGTAATATAGCTCTCAGTAGTCAAACCCAAGAAATTTGAGTTTAATTTGATATTAAAGTTGCTTACGTCTGCTCCTCCTATTGTTGATTTCCAATAAGGAGCTGAATTATCACATAATATAAGTTCAATTACTAATGCCCCAGATACAGGACAAACAGGAGTTTCTAAATTTACGTTTGATATTGGATCAGCAGGATTAAATTCTTCAAAGTAATAATGGTCACCGCTATTAACAGCCTCTTTCCATGTCTTATTATTATCTAAAAAATAAGAAGGTCCTGTAGCAGGATTAACCTGTATTTTTAATATATATAAAGCATCAGGACCACCAGCAGGTGTACCTAACCCAGCAAAGTCAAATGATATAGTTATTGTATCACTTGAATTAATATTAGGTAAATTATTAGGAGATACTGAAACGTAATAAGGATTTACCGTTAAGTCATGGCTTAAAATAAATGAATTGTACTTTCTATTAGGATATACCTTTACATAATTAGTTCCACCATTTCTAACTTGTGTCCATCCAAAAGCATTACTTACTGTCGGAGAAACATATTCATATATCTTTAAATCCCAGTTTGTAGCATAATTGTTAGGATGCTCTATATTCTTTTCAAATCTAATCTTATTATAACCTTTTTTAATTAGCTTGAATTGACTATTATCAACAAAATATAATCCTGTAGTATTATTAGTATATCCTTGAATAATACCCTTTATATTATAAATAGCATTACCGCTTACAGTTGCATCACTATTGTAAATAGTAGCATAATATGAATCTTGTGCAAATTGAGTTATTGAAACAATATGCCAATTACCATTAGCTTGAAATAATCTTGCTCCAAAGCTTTTAACAATCATAGTTAAAATCTCTAAACAGCTTATTGTTTCTTGATTATCATTAACTATTGTTGCATAGTTAATATATGTTTGATTTAAAGGCTCGGCATTTAAGTTGCTTGTTCTATTAGTCATGCCTTCTGCATAAAAGCTAATACCGCTTATAATATCGTAATCAAAAGGATATTCTAACTTTAATAAACAATCCTTTATTAGTATTATTGCTTTTTGTACTTGTGTAAGATATATAGTATTAGGTAAATCATATTTAATTCTTTCTAACATACCTAAACCATCTAAGGCATTAAAAGATAATTCTTTTCTACCTGTGTTAAATGAAAATTGTACATCATCACTTAAAGCCCATCCTTGAAAATCTATATTTCCGCCAGACACAACCTTAACAAAATACTTTCTGTCGTCTAAAGTTGTAAAATTTGGCATATTTTCTATATCATCAGTAACATCAATAGTTAAACTAAGCTGACTAACGTATATAGGCTCAAATGTATCATCACTACTTGGTATATATTCTAGCTGTAAACTTATAGCTTGATATTCTATAGGTGCTCCAGCATAGCCATCTTCATATAAATAAACTACGCTATTTACATCACTTTTACTTGCTGTAGTAATTGTATATTTAATTTCGTATGCCATTATCCTCTTCTAATGTTTAATGATGTGTTAGACCTTTGCATAGCCAAAACTAAGTCTTGTCCTCTAAGAACAAACTGACCACTTCCGCCACCAAGCATATCTTTTAATTTATCTAAAGGTGCAATAACCTCAGGGTTGTTTTGAGCTCCTGGATATTCACCTACAAGACCCATTGTTGGTCCTGAAACAATACCACCATTAGCAAATGCTGTAGGATCAACCGCAGATTGTTTTAATCTATTTTTTATAATAGTTCCTAATGCAACAGCTCCAATACCAGCAGCAATAGCTACAAGTGGATCAGGAGATGCAAAAGCAATTTGCATTAGTGTTCCATATTGTATTAACATTTTACCAATGTTAATTAAGGCATCTGCAAGTAGTTTTTGAAAATGCTCAAGAGGTTTTACCTCACCACCACTTAATGCATTCCCTATGTTTTCAGCTAATGCTGTAAAAGAGTCAGCTAAAAAACCTGATATTGAATTACTAATACCTTGAGAAAAACTTTCCCATTGTGCTCTTGTGCCTTTTAATTTTCCATCTAATTCATTAAAGAAATTAAGAAGTTGTTGTAAGGATTGAGGATTAAAAGTACTATATGCTAAAGCACCAACTTCAGCCATTGATCTCTTTATAGCTTCTTTTTGAGCTAAAAGATTATTTCTATGTATTTTTAATTCAACGCCTAATTTTGATTCTATGTTTTTTATTCTTTGATCAGTAAAATAAACTTGACTTCTGTATAATTCATCGTCTTGCTTTTTCTTAATGTCAAATAATTGTTTATATATTTCAGCAGACCTTTTTGCATAATCAATTTCGCTAATAATCCTTAAAGCAAACATTGCATCATAAACACCTTGTTCTTCTTTTAGTAAACTTTTTTGTTGCTCTATATCATCTAATGCATATTTGTTTTTAACATCATAATAATCTTTAGTATATTGTAATAAGTTAAAAAACTTTTCTTTTTCGTCTTTTTCTTCTTTTGCTTTAGATTCTTTTGCTTGTTTATTTTTTATAGGTTCTACCGTTAAGCCTAACGACTTAGTCGTTGAATCTTCATAAATTGATCCAAGTCTTGTTAATTCTTTATCAATATTAGAAACACTTTTCTTTATAGTGTTTTCTTCTTCTCTAATTCCTTTAATTTGAACATCAATTAAGCCCTTTAAATGTTTTGAAGATTCGGTATAACCCATATCCTTCATTTTATTAACATAGTTAAGGGCTTTTTGTATTTTGGTAGTTTTTTGCAATGCTAATTGATAAAGCTCTTCTTCTTTTGCAAATTTTTCAGCAGAAAGTTGATTTATTTTACCAGCTATTGCCGTAGCTTTAGCTCTTTCTATTATTGCAATCTTTACATTGTCAACTGCAGTTTTTACATTACCATTTAATATCGCTTCTTGACTTAAATTTCCAAAATACGCAGGATATTCTTGTTGAAGCAATTTAACAGCTTGTAATCTTGTGCCCATTGCTATAGCAGTATTACTTGCAATCTTTGTTAAGGCTTGCATTCTATTAATCTCTTCCTCAGCTCCTCCTATTGAAGTCTTTAAACTATCTGCGTATTCCTTATTTGCCTTCGCTAAAGCATTTGTAGATTCCTTAGTTTTAAATAAACCAGCATCCCATGCAGTAAATAAAGCAATAATAGCTGAACCCACTAAATATATAGGTCCAGTCATGGCGGCAAACCCACCCATTAAAGCAGGTAAGTTATTTTGAATACCCCTAAATCCATAAGGTAAATCTTGAACAACTAATGCTAAATTTGTCCATTGTTGATTTGATTTCTTTATTGCGTTTCCAGTATCACCAACAGCTTTTGCAGCACCACCTATTGCACTACCTGCTTGTTGAGCATTTTGTGCTGTTATTCTTAATTTGGCATTAAAAATATCGACATCTTTACCTAATACTTTTGATATGGCATTAGATAGTTCTTTAGCGTGTTTATTAAATTCTGCTATATCTAAATCAATCTTAACTTTTATATTCTGATCAGCCATATTACTTTATAGGTTTAGCGTTTTTATACTTATTAATGACATTATTTAATTCTTCTTGTGTCATAACTCTTTGCTTCACAAAGTTACGATTATCGCAGTCAAGTGGCAATAGCTCCTCAGGCTTTACTTTTTTACCCTTTGGTAGCTGTATATTAATTAAAAATGTAGTCTGCCATCTAACCTTTAACCATTCTTGTTCTTCTTTATGACGGTAACCATACCAAACAAAATCTAACTCAGCCATCGTCATATCCCAAAACAAATGGGGAAGCACTTGGCACTCCCCCATTGTATATCTTTCAATATCAATCCACTCTAATTTTTTTTTACCGCATCTTTATTTGCTTTCTTAGTAGGCTTTTCTTCTAATCCACTATTTAAGCTTTCAGTTAATGCAGTCATTACTTCTTGAAACTTTTTACTTCCTATTCCACCCATATCATCAATCCAATCACAGGTATCTAGGTCTGTAAAGCTTGGCGTAATACCTTCTTTATATAAAGGATATTCTGCTGCAGCTCTAAATAAGTTACTAATAGCATCGAGTGATGATGTACCACTTAATGCATCTCCTATTTCTGAAGGACCAATCCCTTGAAGTTGACAGAATCTTTTTAAAGACCAGGTACAAAACCTCATAGGTATCTTAGTCCCATCGCTTAGGGATAGTTCGTAATGTCCTCTCATATTTTGGTGTTTTTGGTGTTATTATGCGTTAGTAGCCTGAGTTAATTGACCTTGTCCTGTGAAAGATGCAGAGTAAGTAACTGGAGACTCCATGTCAGCAGTAATATCTAAACTCTCTACAAATGCAGAACCAGACCAAATTAAGTCACCTACTATTGGAGTACTTCCATTAACTGTAGTAAACTTAACTGTAACTACACCTCTACCATTTAAAGCAGAGAAAATATCTCCTACTACATAGTTTGTACCTGTTGGCTCAACTGTAGTAAGACCATCTGTAGTTAAAGACCAAGAACGCAAACCTGCGATTTGATCAGCCCATCCACCACTTGATTTAGTTGTTGCATCTGGTAAGTCAGCACTTACAGATAAAGAACATGATGTAGAGTGAGCTACTACTTCAGTGCCTACTAATACTACCAAGTTTGTACCATTAAAAATTCCTGTTGT